GTACGGGGGCCTTCCCCGGCGGCGGCATCGAAGCTGGCGAGACACCTGAAGCCGCTGCACGGCGCGAGCTCCAGGAAGAGTGCGGCATTGCCTACGACGGCCCGCTCGAGCCGCTCTACACGTCCCGCGACGGCTTCCAGTGCTTCGGCGCCGCAGTGGCTAGGCCCTTCGTTCCGCAGCTCAACGACGAGCACACCGTGGCCCGCTGGGCGCCTTTCGATGATCTGCCGCAACCGCTGCATCCCGGCATGGCCGAACTGCCGCAGGCGGTCATGCGACTGCACCTCAATGCGCTCTGGCGAAGTATCGAAGCGCTGTCGTGAAAAGGCCCGCCGAAGCGGGCCTTTCTACTTGTGCACACGGTCACGGCGCAATCGTCTCAGTTGCCCTGCGACGTAGCGGCGGCGCAGCATCTCCGACCACGCGAACCAGGAAGCGAGCAGGTACTGCCCGGCCCACGTCGAGCCGATGGCATGCCAGTGCCGCAGCCTGTAGGCCGTGCTGCGCCCCTTGCGCAGTGCCCAGATACCTGCCCGGTATGTCCAGACCACTGCGCGCCACGTGAGGCGTATCGCGCCAATCGTGCCTTGCAGCAGCGCGTCCAAGACGCGCCAAGTGGCCACGACGAGGTACACGACCGCTGCGACGGCCATGGGCAGCATCAGTAGGAGCATGATTGCGATGAGCCACATGGCGCGCCTCTCAGGCCTTTTCGAGTTCGTCCAGTGCGGCCAAGTGCAACGCGCGTTGGTAGCCGGTGTAGGCCATCACGTTCGCGTCGAGACCGGCCTTGGAGAACGACTCGTTGTACTTCGGCATGCCATGCTTGGCGATGAACTCACGAGCGCGCGTCAGGTGCTGAAAGGGCGTCACGACCTCAGGTTCGGTGGCCGTGCCTTCGTCGTTGTTGGTAGCACCCTCGGTCGTAGCGCCCGTGTGTACGGCCTGTTCGAACGGGTTTGCTCCAGCAGGCTGCGCTGCGTCTTGCTGCGCGGGCGACTGCGCCGGGTGCTCACCCGAGCCCGTCACCGCGGTCCTGTCCGTGTAGGTCGTGGTGGTGATGGGCTTCGTGGGCGTTTCTGCTGTGGCCTTCGCGTCGGCTTCGATCTCAGCCTTGGTGCGCCGCTTGCGGCGCGGCGTCGGTTCTGCAGCTGCCGGGTCGCCCTGCTGGTCACCAGGCAACTCGACCACACGGCAATCGCCGTCTTCGGGGGGCTTATCGTCCAGCGAAACATGACTAACAGTCAGCGGGCGCTGCGGCGTGCCGAACGCGACGTCACCCACGCTGCCATCGACGCCGACGCGCGGCCCGATGGGCGTGCAATCTTCGCGCCCGAAATGCGTGGCCCAGTTGATGAATGCGTTGAGCTCGCCGAGATCGTTGAATTCGAGTTTCATGTTGAGATTTCAGGTGGTTGGAGGGATTCAGGCGGCCTCGGCGCGACGCTCGCGCTCGGCCTGCAGGCGGCGCGTCACGACCAGTCGCCGGCGGCAGTTCTCTTCATCGGCGCGCACAGCGGCGATGAGCTTCAGCATGCGGTCGGCCGAGAGCGCGCTGGTGTTGCGCACCGTGTAGATGGCCCGGGCGCTGGTGTTCAGCAGTTCAGCCGACTCGGAGATGCCGAGCGCGTCTGTGAGGTCTTTCACGCTCAGCTGCTCCAGCGGGCAGGTAGCGTAATCGAGGGGTTCGGTCATGGTTTGTTCCGTGTCAGCGTTAACATTCGGCCAGTATGCCGGTTTGTCAATCGGGTGTCAATGATTTGTCGGTCAACTGCAACGCGTGCCACTTGGCGATCTGTTCAGCTTCCGGTGCTGCCATGCGGATCACGTGCATACCAAGATGCATCGCGATGTGATGTTCAAGTGACGCACCTTTGCTTGACGACCAGCCCGGCAGCATTACGATGGTGTCGCAGTCCACAAGTTGCTTGATGTCTGCGCGCATGCACGCGAGCCAACCTGCTGCCGGATCGACATTGATTTCGGCAGGATTGACGACGTGCCAACCGAGTTTGCGGTAGTGCGCGGCGACGGCATGAAACAGCGGAAAATTCAAATCCGCGCGTCCAGTCATAGGCCCGGCGATATAACAACTGGCGATGTTCGCTGATAGGTTGGTGGTCAAGATGTTCTCCGTGGTTTGGGTTGAAATTCAGTCTTTGCGCCAGCGCGGGTTCACGTAGCCGGCGGCGTCCAGCGGCAGGCCCGGGCACCAGGCCGGGTTCATGCGCAGGCGGGCCAGCAGCTGCTCCAGGCGCAGCGCAGCGCGCTCGGTAGGCACCTCCAGCAGCACCTCGTCGTAGACGTGGTGCACGATCTGCTCCACGCGGCCAATGTCGACTAGTGCCTCCCAGAACAAGTCCCGCGCGAGGCCCTGCGTCATGTTGTTGGACAGAATCTTGCGATCCAGCGTTTCGACGTAGCCCTCGGGCTTGTCGTAGACCGCCTGCGGTACGCTCGCACCGGGCTCCAGGTGCAGGCGGGCGTTGTGGTAGCTGATAGCCCGGCCCGAAGGCAACTCCATGCGCAGCGCGCGATCGTCGCGGATGAAGGTCGCCTTCGTGCACCCGCCGCGGCCGATGGGCACATCGACGGGGCGCCCGGGCGTGTCCAGCGCGATCAGCGCCGCATACTCCATCATGGCCCACCAGCACTCCAGCGCCGGGTGCGCCTCGCGGAACTTCCACACGATGCGCTCGGACTCGACCGGCTCGACGTAGACGCCATAGTTCGCAGCCATCGATGTGAACGCGCCCACGCCGCCGCCGAAGCCCAGCGCGAGCCGCACCACCTTGCCGACCTGGCGCTCGTCCTTGTTGATCTCCTCGTAGGGCTTGCTGTAGATGTTGCTGGCCTCGGACTTGTAGCCATCCACGCCCGATTCGATCTCGGCTAGCATGGGCTCGTCGTTCGCGAGCCACGGCACCATGCGTGTCTCGATGCCGGTGAGGTCAGCCCCGACCAGCGTGTGTCCGGTCTGCGTGGCGCAGAACAGCGGGCGCTGCGCATCGGCCAGTGCGGCCAGTATGGGCCCGTGGCCGGGCTGCGTCAGGAAGGCTACGTCACGGCGCTTGGCTGCGTCCAGGAAGGCCTCGCACAGCTCGGCCGACTTGCCTGGGCGCGGCCGCGCGACGTTGAGCGTCTGCGCGCCGCCGGCGCCGCGCGCGGTGGAGCGACCCGACAACGCGCCGTGCCAAACGGTCGAATGCTGCAGGCGCCGGTTCACGTGTGCGCGCAGGATGGCCGCCGATTTCTTTGGTGCGCGCGACGCGTCCAGTCGCAGCGACAGCAGCTCGCGCAGCTCGGCGGGCAGGTCGTCGCGCGCGACGAGCTTCTTCAAGGCCTCCTTGCTTGCGTCGTCCACCTCGGTGCCGATGTCGCGCGCAAACTCCTTGATCTTCGCGATTTCCGTCGCCGCGAGCACGCCGCCGCCAGTGAGCACCGCGACCTGATAGTCGAGCTGGGCTTCGGCCAGTTGCTTGAGCTCCTCCATGGCTTCGGCGCCTTCGACGTCCACACCGAAGCCGCGCTCGTTGACCTCCATGTCCAATTCGAAGAAGCGTTGCTCGCGCGCCGGCAGTGGCTGCGTGGTATGCCACAGGCCGATCATCGCGTCGGTGTCGATGATGGCGTACTTGAAGGTCCGAGCGAATTCTTCGGGATGGTCGGCCACGATCCACTCGGGGTGCTTCGCGATCTCGAGCATGACCTTGCCGCCCTCGGTGTCCTTCTGCACCGGCAAGCCCATCGCAGCGCATGCACCTTCCAGCGAGCCCGGCAGGCCGTTGTAGCGGGCTCGCGCAGCACTGCAACGCACCTGCGGCCGCGTGATGGCTGGCAGCGCCGGGAACTGGCGCCGGAAGACGTGGTTCCAGATGTTGTAGTCAAAGGGGGCGTTGTGCGCAACGAACATGCCGCCGCATGCAAGATGCGCGACGACCGCGTCCGGCATGGGTTGCCCCTCGATCCAGATGTCGGTTGCAGCCATGCCCGGCAGACGGTAGGTGAAGCAGTAGGCGCGCGTCGACGGATCGACGAGGTAGCGCCCAAGGCCTTCGGTGGGCAGGTCGACTTTCGAGCATGTTTCAAAATCTAAAAAAAGCAATAGCTCATTCATGGACGTAAGCTTCTGGATCGAATTTGTTAAGCTTAATCATATTAGCTTCTGGCGTCAAGTATTGTAGATTGTTAGGTACATGTAAACCGCTGACAAGTCGCCCGCGCAAAGGAATCACGTGATCAACGTGCATACCAGGCGGACACGCAAGATAAATTGCACGGATCGCTGTGAGGTCCGCCCACGGTGGTGTCCGCTGCAACTGCGCGGCGATGCGTCGCCATCGATTGGCGAGTGCCTTGCTGGGATTGTTGCGCGACCAAGCGCTCGCGATCTCACGGCGCCGGGTTAGATTTGCACGGCGCCATTCTGCTGCCCGTTCGATATACGCTTGGCGCTTGACTGCGTAGTGCGCCTTCGCGTAGGCGCGCTGATCATCCCTGTGCGCCTCCCGTCGCGCGGCGGCGCACGCTACACAAGCTCCCGTCGCATGTCGCAGCGGTGTGTGGCCGCGCTTGCACGGTGCGCCCCAGTAGTAAGGCGCACCAACTGCCTTGGCGTGGCTTCGACTGTCGGCAATCTTCACCGCCTCACGCGTAATCGGGGTCATACCGGAACGCCTCCATCTTGCCCTCGCGCACCCAGCGCACCTCGGTCAGGAAGATCTGGCCGTCGTCCCACTTCGTGAGCGTGATATCCACGGGCTTCGGGATGAGCTCGCGCGACAGCAGCACGCGGTAGCCCTCGCCCGGCGCTTTGCGGCCGGTGGCTCGCTCGTAGAACTTGCGCGCCATCGCGTAGAAGCGGTTGTCGGCGTTGGCCCGATCGAAGTCCAGGCGCAACGGGTGCGCGCCGAAGTCGGTCACGAACTTGAAGTTCAGCACGCCGTTGCCTTCGGGATCGATGCCCATGTCGTGCACGGGCAGTGTGCGCGTCTCGCGGCACACCTCGTCGGCCAACACCACGTTGGCCTCGTCGTGGATCTCATAGGAGTCATCCTCGCCCAGACCGCGCTCGGCGGCCTCGCGGCGCGTGCGCACGGTCAGGAAGCCCTGGCGCGGCCGCCCGCACTGGCGACACGTCAGGTGTTCGGCGTCGTTCAGAAAGCCGCACGGCACGGCCTCGGGGTCCATCAGGCCCAAGGCGATGCGCAGGTCGTATTCGGCCTGCGTGGCGCTGTGCACGGGAAACCGGATGGCGCTGCGCTCGCGGTCGGGCGGGGGTGCGAGCTCGACATCACCGTCCTTGACCTTGGGCGCACCTCGCTTGAAGGGTGAACGCACGACGGCGTCGGTGCACTCCCAGAGGCCGGCGCGCGAGTCGCCCGAACCGATCTCTGCATTGATGGCGCCATGCCGCGCGAAGTTGCCGCCGGCATCGAGCACCAGAATGTTGTCCTTGCCCGGATAGGGGCGTAGGCCGCGCCCGACGATCTGGCGCCACAGCACGAGCGAGCGCGTGGGTCGCAGTCCGACAATGCAGTCCACGAACTTCGCGTTGAATCCGGTCGTCAGCATGGCCACCGAGACGACGTGTCGGTGCATCTTCTTCAGATATTCAGCCACGCCGGTGACGCGCTCGGACTTCTCGAGTTCGCCGTGGATCGTCACGACCGACTCGCCGGCCTCGCGCAACGCGTTCTCGATCATGTGCGCGTGCTCGATGTTCACGGCGAACCACATGAAGTGCTTGCGCTCGGTGGCGTTCTCCAGCGCGACGCGCACGCACTCGCGCGTGACCTTCATGGCCTCCTGGGCCAGCGCGGCCTCGTCGAAGTCGCCGCCCTTGGTCTTGACGTTGTCGGTGTCGATCTGCGGAAAGCGGATGGCCGGGGCCACCACGGGCGAGATGAATTCCTCGCGCACCAGGCGGTTGAAGTTGCGCCCCGCAGTCAGGTCGTAGACCTTCGTGTCGAACAGGCCGCATTCGGTCAGTGGCACGACACGCAGCCCTTTCATCTGGAATGGCGTCGCAGTCATGCCGATGAAGCGCACCTTGGGGTTGTTCTCGCGCAAGCCGTTGACGATGGACTTCCAGGTCTTCAGATCGATGTTCGCGGTGTGCGCCTCGTCGATGATGACGTAGTCCTGCCGGCCGAAGCGCTTCACCTGGCGCGCTACCGACTGCGGCGTGCCGATCGTGAGCTGCGACAGCCGCTCCTTCATGCCGAGCCCGGCGCAGTAGACGCCCACGCGCGCGGCCAGCGCCGCCGGCAGATAGCCGATGGCTTCCTCGACGTTCTGCTTCACGAGCTCCATCGACGGGGCCAGGCACATGACGCGCGCGCCGGGCTGGAGTTGGCACAGCGACTCCATCAGCATCGCCGCGAGCAGTGCTTTGCCGCCACCGGTCACGATAGCCACGAGGGGGTTCGTGTTCTGCGCAGCCATCAGCGCGGACAGCGCGGCGTCGCGCGCCTCGGCCTGGTACCAGCGAGGGACGAGTTTTGGCATGTTAGTGTTAGCTTAAGAGAATGGAGCGCTTATTATAAGCGCGCCTTTGTGCCGCTGCAAGCGCGCGTCACGCCGGGGTGCAGTCCATCACGGTTTCGATCCAGACACGCGCCGCTTCAGCGTTGACAGCGTTTCCGTAGGCGCGCAGGCGTCCCACTCGGGCGGCAGCCCCATGAGCCAGCGGGAATGTGCCGGGTTCAACTGGCCGCCACTTTCCATCCCGGCAGAAGAGCCAGTCAGCATCTCGCCAGAGACCGTTAACCGCGCTGGGCCCTGTACTGCCGTGACCAGTTCCACCGTCTTCCGGCTGCTGTCGTTGTTGCCTGCGGCGTTGTTCCCGTTCTGCGCCGGTGTGCCCGCCATCGGCGTATTCCACCCCGCCAGCCGCGCCACTTCGTTCAACGGCCGCGCGTTGTGCATCAGCTCGTTGCCTGGCAGGCTCGCGCCCTTGTGGTCCCGAGCCTGCGGCGTAGGCCAACCCGTCAAGCACGCTGCAGCCGCCAGATCCGGCCCGTGGTTGCGCATCGCTTCGATCAAACCGCCCTCGAAAGTCCGTACGCCCTTCTCCGCTAACGCTGCCGTTGGCGTGGGCCACCCAGTATGTGCGGTCTCGGATGTGCGGCGCACCGACGCCCGCAGACGGGAACGCGACCGCCCCGAAGGCATAGTCCACGGCTTCCATGTCAGTTTGTACAAGGTCGAGCCAAGGGTCTGCGTCCTTGCTCGCAACCTGTTCTCCAACGACGATTGCAGGCCGGCGCTGATCGATGAGATGGTAGAGGTGGGGCCAGAGATGCCGCTCATCAGCAAACCCAGCGCCTTGACCTGCCGCGCTGAAAGGCTGGCAAGGGCAGCTGGCGGTCCAGATGTGTCGGTCGTCGGCCCAGCCTGCTCGTCGCAGGGCGAGGGACCAGACTCCGATTCCGGCGAAGAAGTGGCACTGTGTGTAAGGTCGTAGGTCATCGGGTTTCACGTCTTCGATGGAGCGGGTGTCGACGTCGCCCGGCGCGATGTGGCCGGCGGCGATGAGATTGCGCAGCCACTGGGCGGCGTACTCGTCGATCTCGTTGTAGTAGGCGGGCTTGATGCTCATTGCGTTCAATCCACGGTGAGGCGCACGTAGACGATTCGACCGCCGGCTTCGAACTGTTCGAAGTCGAAGTAGCCGGGCTCGGCGCGGAAGGGTCGCGCCGACACGGCCAGTTCGTAGACATCCTGATGCGCTCGCCGGATGTAGTTCCCGATCTTGTTGCAGGCGTGTCGCACCTCGCCCATGCTCATCTCGGGAAATACGTCGCGCACCGCTGCGAACGTGTTGGCGTAGTGGGTCATCGTGGCACCTCGCCGTGGAAATAGCGCATCGGCAGCGGTGTCAGGTCCGCTGCGTCGGCTATGTGCTGCGGACCGAGCCAGGGCAGGTCGGGCGCGAGTAGTGCGACACGCACCCATCCGCGCCCGGCCTCCAGTGCGAGCACGTCGTAGAGGTCGTACCAGCGGTAGCGATGGCCCTGTTGGGCCTGTGCCGGCGCGCTCACCAGCTATCGGAGGCGCCGCCTCCGCCGAAATCGCCACCACTGCCCGAACTAAAGTCCGGAGCGGGTGCAGGTGCCTCGTACGCCGGCGCGGGTGCCGGCGGGCTGAAGTCCCATGTCGGTGCAGCCGCAGGAGCGAAATAGCTCGGCGCAGGCGCCGGGTCCGGCTCGCGCCGTGGTGCGGGTGCAGGCGTCGCCACGGCCTTCGGCACGAAGCGCCGCGTGTCCGGGTTGGCCAGGAACACCTCCTGGATGATCGCAGCCGGATAGCCGCGCTCGGTGGGCCAGGACTTGCCCTGCACGGGCACATCGACGAACTTGGCACCGCGGATGCGGCAGACCATGGAACAGTCCTTGCCCAGGCGCTGCAGCAGCGGCAGGGGGACCGGTTGCGCGCAGGTAAGCCAGCGGCTAGCCTGCTCGACCGTGAAATGTGTTTGTGCGGTGCTGGTGGTCATGGAGTAAAGCCGCCCTTTCGGGCGGTAGGTTGTTCAATACCGGGCGTCGAGGTAAGCGGCCTGTTCGGGCGTCACGTTCACCATGATCGGGTCGACCGTGATGAACAGGCCGGTCTTGCGCAGGCGCTTCGCGATGCGCATCGCGGCAGTGCGTGGGAGAAGGCGCGCCTTGTGGCCGACGCAACGACCAGAAGACATACCGCCATTCGGATGATTGCGCACTTGGTACAGCTTGCGGGTCTTGATCTTGGTCATTTCAGGTTCCTTCAGGTTGCGTTGTCGATGGCTCAATTCTAAACGCAATCTTTCGGAAATGTCAATTCCCGACCTTGGCAAAGGGACTTAGCGGAATGACGTTCGACTCGCCCGGCACCTCGTAGCCCTCCGGCGGCTTCCACCCCCGGGCGTCCATCGTGCGCGCGGGTTGCCAGCCCCGGGTCGTGAGCCAGCGGGTGTACTCACGGGTGCGAATGGTCTTGCCGCTGGGGCTCGCATCGAGCGCGAGGCGCACGGCCGAGCTGGGCACGAAGCCGAGCTGCGAGTGTTGGCGCAGCAGCTTGCGCAGCAGGTCGGGCAGCACGTCATCGACGTCCGACACCGGCACGCCGATGCCGTCGCGCATCTGCGCCTGGTTGAACGCGAACACGGCGTCGGCGGCATGGCGCACGAGGCGCAGGTAGGCCGACTCATCTTCGACGAAACGCGCCTTTGCCTCGGCGAAGATCTGGCGCGCCTCGCCGGCCCACGCACGCTCGATGGGGCGCAGCACCTCGACGGGCATCAGCCGCCGGTTGCCCGTCTCGTCGCGGTTCAGCTCGTTCTTGTTGGCCGTGCCCAGCAGCACGAAACGCCGCGGGTGCGCCGTGGCGCGCCGCTCGTAGGGCGCGCGGTACACGTCCTGGCACTCCGTCGTCCACTGCTTCACGTCGTCCACGTCGCGCTTGGCCATGCCGGACATCTCGCCCAGCTCGGCGATGGCGCTCACGCTCGCGGCCATGGTCATGCGAATCTCATCCGCGAACTTCAGCGAAGGCGGTGGCGGCACGCCCAGCGCCTCGGCCATGTCGGCGACGAAAAGTCCTTTGCCCAGGCCGCCCTGCCCGATCAGCACCGGCACCACGGGGCATGGCGCGCCGGGCTTGAGCTGGCGCATCAGCACGCCGGCGAAGAAAAGTTGCGTCGTGAGCGTGAGCGCCTCGGAGGGCAATGCACCGCACAGGTCGGGAAAGAACGTGTCCAGCCGCGGCACGCCGTCCCATTGCGGCAGCGCGAGCACCGCGTCACGCCACGGGTCGGTCGTGCGGCGGTGCGCGAGCGTCTCGATGGCATCCTCGATCGGTTTCTTCGAGACGTTGCAACAGCCGATGCGTGACAGCGCGTCGAGCAGGTCGCCCGTGTCGGGCACGTCGGCGCGATCCATCGTCATCGTGCTGGCGTTGTACGAGGGCAGCGCGTCGAGCTCGCCCAGCAGCACGGCCAGTCCGTGCGTGATGTTCACGAGCGGCGCGGACTTCTTGCCGGCCGGCTCCGGGTACTCGACCAGGCCGCACAGCTTCTCGGCGGCCAGCGCCAGTGGGGAGGACAGATCGGCCGCGCGGTCGTCGGTGAACTCGAAGAACTCCTGCAGCTTGTGCGACCAGACGCCGACGCGGTCGCCCATGCGCACGATCTCGGCCTTGTCGAAGTGCTTTGGCTCCAGGTCGGGGCGCCAGGTGTCGAAGGGGTCGGCACAGCTGAAGCCCAGCGAGGTCGGCAACGCGTCGACGATCTGCTGCACCGTCTGGCGCCCGATGTCCTTCACTGCGATCTCCCACGTGGCGGGCAGCTTGCGGTCGCCCAACGCGCGCGTGGCGATCAGGCCCAACCGTTCGCCCACCTCGGCGTCGAGGCCATTCGCTATGGCGTTCTCGCGCTGATAGTTGATGGCTATCTTCTTCGCCTCGCGCCGCCGGCCGTCTCTGGCCTGGCGCTTCATCGTCTCGAAGCGGCGCATGTCGATCTCGCGCAGCGGCGTCATGGCGCTCACGTCGAGCAGGCCTTCCGGTGTGCGTGCGCGCAACGGCGCGCCCTTGGGCCGCTCGGCGCGCACCAGCACGCGGCCGCCTTCGGGTGTCACGCGCTCGATGCCGTCGCTCAGCACCGGCTCGGCTTCGAACATCAGGCGCGAGGGTTGGTAGACCAGCGAGTCCGAGAGCTGGCGCACCAGCAGCGCGCCGGACTTCGAAATCTTCACGAAGCCGCGGCCGGCCAGCCATTCTTCGGCC